GCGTCGGTGACGCCGCGCCAGAGGCGCTGGGCGTGCTCATCGACCACGGCCCGGACCAGCGCGCCGAAGAAGCCGATGAGCGAGCTCACCAGGTTGGAGATCAACCCGGTCACGCCGCCGACCAGGCCGGAGATGAGCCCCGTGACCGCCGTGGCGAGCCCGCCGAGGATCGTCGTGACGCCCGTCGCCATGCCGGCGACCATGGCCCTGGCGGCGTCCCAGGCCCCGCGCCAGTCGCCGGAGAGCAGCGCGACGACGATCGTGACCACGCCGCCGACGACGGCGGCGATGGTCTGTACCACGCCGGTGAAGACCTGAATCAGGCCGGTCACGACCTGGATGGCGCCGGGCAGCGCGCCGGCGAAGAAGCCGACCAGCCCCGAGAGGACGCTGAGCGCCACGCCGAGCGCGGCCACGAGCGCGCCGCCGATGATGGCCGCCAGCGGGCCGAGCAGCGAGAGCACGGCCGCGAGCGCCGGCTGCAGCGCCTCCCAGAGCCCGCGCAGCTGCTCCAGGATCGGCGCGCCCGCCTCCCGGAGGCTCGTCCAGATCGGCTCCAGCGCGGCGACGATGCCCTGGGCGATCGGGCCGATGATCGCGGCGGCGCGCGCGACGATCTCGCCGAGCGGGTCGAGCAGCCCGGTGGCATCCAGCGCCGCCCAGCCGCTGCGGATCGCGTCGCCGATCCCGGTCACGATCGTCCGCCCGATCGCGCTCCAGTCGACGCGGCCGATCTGCTCGGTGAGCCAGGCGAGCAGCGCGGCGCCGAGGTCGGTCACCGTCGTGATGGCGACGCCGATGCCGTCACCGATGGCCTGCGCCACGCGCCCCCAGTCGACGCGCCCCACCTGCTCGGCGATCCAGCCGAGGATCGTCTCGCCGATGCCGACCACGGCACGGATGGCCGTCCCGAGCGCATCGCCGATGGCGCGCGCGACGCGGCCCCAGTCGACGCGCGCCACCTGCTCGGCGATCCAGCTCAGGATCGTCTCGCCGATGCCCGTGACCGTGCGGATGGCGGTCGTCAGCCCGTGCAGGATCGTCTGGCCGAGGCCCGCCCAGTCGATCGCGCCGAGCGCGTCGCGCAGCGCGGCGGCGAGATCGGCCCCGACGCCGAGCGCCCAGGTGCCGACATCGCGCAGCGCGCCGACGGCGATCGCCAGCCCGTCGCGGATCAACGCGCCGATGCCCGCCCAGTCGACCGCGATCAGCGCCTGCCAGAGCCCGCCGAGCGCGGCGCGGGCCGCGTCGAGATCGCCGGCAAAGACCGCGCGCAGGAAGGCGCCGGCGGCCGCGAGCACCGGCTGGAACTCGGTGCCGATCAGCATCGCGACGTCGCGCGCGACCGTCGCCAGCGCGCTGAGCACCGGCAGCACCTGGCTGGTGATGACCTGCATGACCGTGACGCCGAAGTCGCGCAGCGTCGGGACGATCGTGTCGGTGAGCGTGGCGACGGCGCGGTCCGTGATCGCGTCGAGCACCGGCAGCAGCGCGAGGAAGGCGGGGATCACCTGCTGGGTGAGCGTCGTCGCCGCGCTCTGGCCCAGACTGCTCAGCGCGGGGAGGATGCTGCCCTGCGCCCACTGACCGACGCCGGCGAGCGCGCCGCCGATCTGGCTGCCGACGCCACGCAGCGCCGGCAGCAACGACTCCTGCAGCATGGTGGGGATGCTGCCGAGCGTCTGCGGCAGGCGCGACAGCCCGGCGGTGACCTGGCCGACGACGCCGCTGGTGATGTCGCGCAGCCCGAAGAGGTTCTGCCCCCAGGCGGTCGCCATCAGCCCGATGACGGTGGTAATCACGCCGATCGGCGTGCCGAGCCGCAGGAAGGCCGAGGCCATGCCCGAAATGAGGCTGACGAACTTGCCGCCGACGACCAGCATGGGGCCGATGCCGGCCACGAGCGCGGCGATGGCGACGGCCGTCATGCGGATGCGCGGGTCGAGCTGCGCGAACCACGCGACGCCCGCCTGCGCCCAGTCAATGAGCTGAATGCCGACGGAGAGGACGGCGATGAGCGCGGGCCGCAGCGCGTCGTAGAGGGTCACCAGCAAGTCGGTGGCCCGGTTCTTCAGGATCTGCCACTGCGATCCGACGGTCTCGTAGCGGCGGCGGGCCTCCTCGGTCAGCGCCAGGTTCTCCTCCCAGCCCTGGGCCGAGAGCGCCAACGACTCGCGCAGCACGCCGTCGGCTCCGGCCAGGCGCAGGATGGCGTCGCGCAGACGGATCTCGGTGATGCCCAGCGATTCGAGCACGCCGAACGTATCGCCCCCGGCCTGACTGATCGCCGACAGCCCTTCGATGAAGCGCGTCATGGCCTCGGCCGGATCGTCGCGGAAGGCGCGCGCGAACTGGTCGGCGCTCATGCCGGCCACCTCGGCGAAGATCGCGAGCTGGTCGCCCCCCTCCGTGACGGCGCTCGCCATCTGGATCATGAAGCGCGAGATGGCCGAGCCACCGGCCTCGGCCCGGATGCCGACCGAGGAGAGCGCGCCGGCAAAGCCCAGGATCTGCGCCTCGGTCAGGCCCACCTGCTTGCCGGCGCCGGCGATGCGCAGGCCCATCTCGACGATCTCGGACTCGGTCGTCGCCAGGTTGTTGCCCAGGTGAACGACGGTCGCGCCGAGCCGGTCGAACTCGCTCTGCGGCATCTGCGTGATATTGGCGAGCCGCGCGAGCGACATGGCCGCCTCCTCGGCGCTCATGTTGGTGGCGACGCCGAGGTTGACCATCGTCTTGGTGAAACTGACCAGATGCTCGGTGCTGATCCCGAGCTGCCCGGCGGCTTCCATAACGCCGGCGATCTCTTCGCGCGAGGCGGGTATCTCCTTCGCCATGGCGCGAATAGCATCGCGCAGCGCCTGGAACTCCTGCTCGGAGGCGTCGACGGTTTTGCGCACGCCGGCGAAGGCCGACTCGAAGCTGGAGCCGGCTTTGATGATGGCGGTGAAGCCCGCGACGATGGGCGCCGTCACGGCGACCGACATCGTCTTCCCGACGGCCTCCATGCGCTTGCCCATGTGCTCCAGCTTGCCCACGGCCGAGTCGACCGCGGCGTGCAAGCCGGAGGCGTCGCCACTGAGCTTGACCAGGAGATCGGCGGCCACGGTCGCCATCACGACCCCTTACGCTGCTGGGCCAGGGCGCGAAAGACGTGCGAGATGCGTCGGGCGCTCGCGCGCTGGCGCGCCACCAGCGCCGCGACGTCCTCAGCCGTCTCGGGAAGCGGGGCCTCGTCCACGATCGGCGCCGGCGCCAGCTCGGGAAAGAAGTCCTCGGCGCGATAGGCGCTGGCGCGCTGCTTGGGGTCGCGATGGATATTCGCCAGCAGCGCCGCCAGACGCGCCATCTGGACGATGGGCAGATGGCCGGGTTCCAGCGTCAGGAAGACCTGCCACTCCGAGAACTCGGCGCTGGTCATCCGCTGCTGCAGCTCGCGCACCGGCATCCCCATTAAGAGGGCCAGTCGGAACCAGAGCCGTCGCTCTGGTCGCTCCCGGAGTTTCCCGCCAGCCGCTCCTCATCCTCGGCCGTCAGGCCGGAGAGGCGCCGTGCCACGTCGGCCACGCGGTCGAGCGCGGCGGCCGAGAGCTGCCCGAGCGCGTCGACGTCCGCCTTGCTGAACAGCCGCTCGCCGCTGGTCGGGTCGACCACGCAGAGGCTGACCAGCTTGGCGCGGATGTTCCGCATGTTGACGTCGCGGGTGCGCCCGCGCCCGGTCACGATGCTGGCCTCGAACTCGTCGCGCTCGATCCCCGTCATGCCGCGGACGCGCACCGTGCCGCCCCACTCGGGGACCACCACGTCCTCGTGCGGCACGTCGCCACGGCGGGCCAGAATCTCGTCGCGACTCAGAAAGCGGCGCTCACTGGGGTTGTCGTTCATGCGAGTCATCCTCCCTGTGGCTCGGCGGGTGCCCCAGCCGGGGGGATCGGCCAGGGCACCGGGCGCGCGGGCGGCGGCCCTAGCTGCCGCCGTTGCCGTTCTCTTCCTCCAGCGGCGCGAAGGCGGGCGCGCCGTCGAGCGAGAGCGTGACGCTGGCGCGCAGAGCGCCCTGAATCGGGGCGCTCGGCACGAACCCGGTCACGTAGGCGTCGAACTCCCACGTCTCGCGCTCCTGGGGCCAGACGACGCGGTAGGTCCGCTTGGTGCGCGCGACCAGGTCGGCGACCAGCCCGGCCTCGCCGGTGGTGGCGTGGGTCGGCTCGTCCGGAATCCAGAAGATATCGAAGGTGACGTCCCCGGCCTCCAGCGTCGTCGGCAGCTTCTGGGTCCAGCCGCCCGGCGAGTCGCGCGCGGTGACGTCCTCAACGTTGGCGGTCAGGCCCGGACCGGAGATGTCCAACACCTTGGCGATGGTCACCCACCCGCCCTCGCCGTCGCTCACCTGCAACTGGGTGCTGACGGCGTTGAGGGCATCCAGCGGCACCGGTTGTCCACTCATGACTCACTCCTCCTCAGCGACTGACGCGCGCCGTTAGCGCCGGCCCGTCGCCGGCGACTGCGGTCGCGTGCTCGATAACGGGCGTCCCTGGGCGTCGACCAGGCCGCTCGGCGCGGGCGACGGGGCGGTCGTCCAGCCCAGGTGCTCGGCCACGTGCCGCCGAATCTCCCGCTCATGCAGCGTGGCGAAGCGGCAGTAGCGGCAGGTGTAGAGCGGGTGGCGATGCCACCGGCCGAGCGTCCAGTGCGTCGGCTCCGCCGCGGGCTCCGGGGCCGGCTCCGGGGCCGGCGGCGGCGCGACATCGACGGCGGGCGTCGGCTCCGGCGCGGGCTCCGGCGCGGGCTCCGGCCCCCCGTCGGGCGGCAGCGCGGTCTCGACGCGGCGGCGGCGCCGGCGCGGGGACTCCTCGGTCATGGGGCCAGTCCTTTCTCGATCTGCACGTTGAAGCCGACGAGCCAGCGCCCGGCGTCGTCGCGGCCCAGATCAAACGGGGCCTGCAGCGGCTCGGCGCGCAGGTACCAGGTCGCGCCCAGACGCTGGTTGGCGAGGCGAATCAGTGCGCGGTAGGCCGCCTGCGCGCGGGCCTCGGCCTGGGCCGGGTGCGGCGCGCGGGCCAGCACCTGCACGCGCGGGCGCTCGACCGCGACGCTGGGCGGGTCGCCGCGCTCGGGGATGTTCATGATGCCGGGGTAGCGCTGGAGCACGAGCGCCGCGTCCGGCTCGTGCGGCATGGCGCCCTGGAAGAGATCGACGCCGGGCGTGCCGACGCCCTGCGCGGCGAGATAGCTGACCAGCTCCGCGAGCATCGCCGTCACCTCCACAGCTCGCGAATGCCGGCCGCCAGCCGCGCCTCCAGCACCGTGGCATAGCGCAGCATCGGCACTTCGATGAACTTGGCCTGCGTCGGCGGCGCGTGGCGCACGTCCAGCCGCTCGTGCACGTAGACGGCGTAGTCGACGTAGCGCGGTTCGCTCGGGCCGCCGTAGGCGATGCTGAGCACCACGCCGTCCGCGGTGACCGCCTCGCGCACCACGCGGCCGGAGCGCTTGAGCGCGCCCGTCTCGACGGGCACGAGCACCTGGGTCTCGGCGAAGATGTCGGCCATGACGTCTTCGAGGTTGGTCACAAAGCGCGCATAGGCGCGATCGCCGATCGCGCGCACCGTCTGCGCGGCCTCGCGCTGTCCCTCCATCGTGATGCGGAAGACGTCCGGGTTCGCCATGGCGGCCCCCTTACGTGCGCTGGCGCGGGCGGGCCAACGCCGGGCCGGTCAGGAGCACCGTGACCCAGGGCTGGCCGATCGGGCTGTCCCACTGCTCGACGCCGAGCAGCGGCACCGGCTCGCCATCGACCGTGATCTGCGCGTCGGCGGGCACGACCGGCGCGTCCGGCAGAAAGATGCGCAGCGTCGTGACGTGTTCATCGCCGCGATCGGTGCGCGCCAGTTGCACCTGCTGCTCGACGTAGGCGCGATAGGTGGTGGCCGGCCCGTAGTCCGCCTGCCCCCAGGCGTCGACGCCGCGCGGGAGCGCGATGGCGACCTGGCGATGGCAGCGACGGCGCAGCGTGGCCGGCAAGCCCCTCATCGACGCGCCTCCCGCGTCGCACACAGGCCGGGCGCCAGCGGGCGGGCGACCAGGGCCAGCCGGCGGCGGAGCTGCGCGGCGAGCGCGCGATAGTGCTGCCAGCGCTGGCTGGCCTGCTCGCGGGTGTCGCCGATCTGCAGGTCGACCTCGCGCGCGTAGCGGGCGGCCAGCAGCTCGGCCCCGGCGGCCGCCGCCGCCAGCGGCCGGTGCTGCTGCGCCAGCAGGTAGTCCAGCTCGGCGTCGCTGAGCTGCGGGTCGTCCGGGTCGGTGTCGCCGAGCAGCAGCCGCACGGCGTCGCGCGGGTTGGTCGTCGGGTCGGCGTCGTAGGTCCAGGCCATGCCCCTCTCTCCCTGGCCGGGGGTCGGGGGGTGGCACCGCCGCCGCCCCCCATCCCGCCGGGTCCCGTGCCGGGCTTAGTCGCTCGGCGGCTCGACGGCGTAGCGGAAGTAGATGCCGAGGTCCGGGGCGACGATCTTCATGTCGTAGGCCATGCGGACGTCGAACCAGTCGGAATAGGCCTTGTCGTCGTAGCCGCGGAAGGTGGCCGCCGCAAAGCCTTCGGCCCCGAGCAGCCCGCGCCAGGAGAAGATGTAGCCGGCGCTCGGTTCGTCCATCGACGGCGAGCTGGTGGCGTAGCAGAGCAGCATGTCCGTCTTGGGAACGATGAACTGCAGATCCAGCCCGCCCTCGGGGTCGTTCACGTTCTCCTCGGCAGTGTTGACCACGCCGCCCGGCGCGAGCACGCGGCTGACGCCGAACAGCTCGGCCAGGAGCTCGGCGGTCACGACGCCGCGCTGGGTGTACTGAATGCGGGCAATGACCGCCGGGTGGTTCTTCAGCACGCGGAAGGCGGTGCGGCCGAGCACCATGACGTTGGGCTCGTAGCCCGTCGCCTCGGCCATGGCGTCCTTCCAGTAGTCGACCGTGGCGATCGGGTCGCTGCCGTCCTGGTCGAAGGCCAGGAACGTGCCGGCGTTGGCGTCCGGGCTGTCGTCGACGCCGGTCAGGTCGGTGCCCCAGACGCTGGGCTGGAAGTAGCGCGCCACCCAGTCGCGGTCGCGATG